CTATGAGCAGCGTCACCCTCCGCCTCCCGCGCCTCGAGGACTATCCCGCCTGGCGCGCGCTGCGTGACGCGTCGGCGGCCTATCTGCGCAAGGTCGAGCCCGAATGGGCGGCTCCGATGGATCGAGAGCGCTTCGCGCGCGAGGTCGAGGCGACCGAGAAAGCCGCTCGCGAGGGACGTGGGGCTTCGCTGTTGATCTGCCGGCCGAACGGCCAGCTCGTTGGCGGCATCACGCTCGGCCCGATCATCGACGGCGCGGCGATGCTGGGAACCTGGATCGGACTGCCGTTCGTCAACCACGGATATGCGGTCCGCGCGGTTGACGCGGTGCTGCACATCGCTTTCGACGTTCTGAAGCTGAACACGGTCGCCGCGTCGGTTCTTCCAGACAACGACCCTTCCACCAGGATCCTGGAATATTTTGGGTTTGAGTTCGATCCGTCGCGCAATCTGGTGATGACCGTCGGCGGTGAGCCGCGCGCGCACTGCGTCTATGTGGTGAGGCGGCATGAGTGGGACATCAGTCCAAGCCAACAATCGCGCGGTCGAGTTCCGCGGCACGAAGGATCGCGAGATGCCGATGCAGAGCAAGGCCCAGAACGCCGCGATGCATGCGGCTGAATCAGGGAAGTCGACGCTCGGAATTCCCAAGAGCGTCGGCAAGAAGTTCGTCAAGGCCAGCCACGGGCAAAAGGTCAAGAATCTCCCGAAGCACGTCCGCAGCGCCCACAAGCGTGGGCTGATTTCTGACAAGCAAATGAGGAAGATGACCAATGAGTGACGACCTCGGCAGGAGAATGTTCACCCAAAACGTTGTCCTCCGTGGCCGTCTAGCCGAACACAACTGGATCGAGTTCCTCCAACGCGCTGTTAAGGCGCTTGGCATGACCCCAGCGGGCGATCCAACGGTTTGGCGCTATCCGACCGAGAATGGCAAGGGCGGGGTCGGTGCGACGATCTGCCAGCCGCTCACGGAAAGCTTCGCCGTCCTCGATTATTGGGACGACCATGACGGGGCCTATCTGCACATATCGTCGTGCAAGCGTTTCGACGTGATCGCGATCACCGAGCCGTCCAGCGAATTCAAGTTGGGCGTGGATTTTATCGGGCGCGCCGAGATGCTGAGTCTCGACCGGATTCCCGACGCGACGGGTTACAATTGGGCGAGATCGGAGCGCGAGCGGCGGGACGGGTATTACGAGGTGGATTTGCAGCATACTGGCGCGCCTAGTGATCCGCGGTTTGATCCGACGGAGGGTTGAGAATGCGGAGAGTTCGCGAGGGTGGCATGACAGACTTTAAGAAGCTAACAGTTCTTTGCTGGGACAATGGTATTTTTGTGGAAGTAGCTAGAAGACTAGCGGAAGATTTTGGTAGGGTGTTATATTACGCGCCGTGGGCAAATGGTTATCCAACGTCTAAAGGTTTATTGATTGGAGCCGGAGATGATATGATTGAGCGCGTCGAAGATCCGTGGCCTTTCATTGAGAGTGATGAGATAGACTTATATGTGTTTAGCGACTGTTACGAAGGAGACTTGCAGAACTACCTCGCCTCCACTGGCAAGCGCGTCTGGGGATGTCGACGCGGCGCGGAGTTGGAACTTGACCGCCCAAAGGCTAAGGAGATCATGGCCAAGGCAGGCGTGCCGATTGGCGACTGGAAGATGATCGTCGGCCTCGACGCGCTGCGCAAATACCTCAAGACGCATGAGGATGCGTGGATCAAGATCAACAGCACCCGCGGCGACATGGAAACATTTCACGCGCCGACGTATGAAAAGATCGAGCCGCGCCTTGACGAGCTTGAGCACACGCTTGGGGCCAAGAAGAAGATCATGCGCTTCTGCGTCGAGACCGGAATCCCCGACGCGATCGAGGCGGGCTACGACGGCTTCACCATCGATGGCCAGTTTCCGCGTGTCGGCATCACCGGGATCGAGGTTAAGGACAAGGGCTACGTTGGCCGAACGACTCGTTACAACGACATTCCGCCGCAAGTGCGCGCGGTGAATGACGCGCTGGCGCCGAACTTCAAACGCTACAAATATCGCGGGTTCTGGTCATCCGAGGTCCGCATCACGGAAGACGGAACAGGCTATCCCATCGACCTGACGGCGCGGGCGGGATCGCCGCCGAGCGAAGTCTACCAGAACATGATCAGCAACCTCGCCGAGGTCATTTGGTATGGCGCCGAGGGCATCCTGATCGAGCCGGAATACACCGACGCATGGGGCGCGGAGGTTCTGATCCACTCGCAATGGGCCGACAAGAATTGGGTTCATCTGACGTTCCCGCCCGAGCATCGCCGCAACATCAAGCTCCGCAATTATACCGTGATCGAGGGAGAGCATTACATCGTTCCGCAGCTCACGGGCATGCCGGAGATCGGCGCCGTTGTCGGCACAGGCAAGACCGCCAAGGAAGCCATCGACCAAGCCAAGGACATCGCGAGCAAGGTTGAAGGCTACGACGTCGAGATACCCGTCGATTCGATGGACGAGGCGCTTGTCGATCTGAAAGAGATTTTGAAGGCGAGCGCGAGCGCGCCGGCGAGCAAGGAACAGCGGGCGGCCGAGGAAGCTCGGAAGGCAGGAAAGATCAGCCAGCGGCAATACGAGAAGCTGGCCGAGAAACAGGACTGGGCGTGATGTCTTTAGAGGAAGAGGCCAAGAAACTTGAAAAGCGCGGGCTGATTTCCCCTACGCAACGTAAGAAGATTAAGGTTGCTGGGGAAGTTAACTACCACACGTTGAGCAACGCGGCAGATGCCCAGAAATTTCTGGATGCTCATCGAGCCGGTGGTGGGCAAGGCTTTGTAACTCCGGTTGGTCCGAATGGAATATACGGTCATGAAGTTCGCTACTGGAAGGATTGATCATGACGCAAGACCTCAATGTCCCGCCGCAAGATCCATGGGTGACGGAGCGAAAGATTGAGATTTACAATGACGTCGTCCACATATCGGAAACCATCGATACGCAGCATCCCAAATGCCCTTTCATCGTGCCTCCATGGGCGAATCCTCTCCAGCGAGAAATCCCGAGATATGTGTGGCGCCTTTGCAATTATCCGTTAGACGAAGCGGCCGAACTCTTTGGAGCGCCTGACCATGCCACACGCTGAAATCCCCGAATCCGGGCTCGACATGGACAAAAAAGAGAAGATGCACGGGCAGTTCCCATCCTACGTTCTCGAAGAGGCGGGCCAAACGCTTTCGCGCGCCGACGCGATCAAAAAGGACCCGAAGCTCATGGCGGCCGCCGCCGAGCATCACGCGCATCGAGCGGAGGAGCACAAGAAGATGTCCCGAGAGATGAAGCACCACATGAAGCGCGGCCTGGTTTCCGAGGAGGCGCTCAAGAAGGCGGCCGACAAGCACGGCAAGCAGACGGCGATGAACGAAGGGAAGGGCCGACGCGAGATGGCGCCCAAGGAAATGGAGCGGCATGGCAACCGCGACCAGTCGCAGTCCAAGGAGCATGGGACGCGGGGCGGCGAGCATTTGGGGAAGACGAAAGGCACGAGACGGTAAATGCCCAGCACCTGGGATCAAGCGGCCTCTGGCGACTCGGCGCGCCTCGCGCCGCTGATGGCCGAGAAGGAAGACGAGAACAAGCCGCCCGAGAACAGGCCTATCGACGCGGACGAAGACAAAGAACAGTTTTTAGATGTTCGTAAATTAAGAAATATGTTTCTTGATTACTTGACTTCGAAAGTTGATGAGATTGAAGAACAAAAAGAGTCTAGAAGATTTTACCACGGCGCCCAATATTCGGCTGCCCAACTAGAAATTCTCCGCCGCCGCCGCCAGCCGCCGCTGACTTGGAACCGCGTCAACCGCAAGATCAACCAAATCGTCGGCGTCGTCGAGCGCGGGCGCGCCGATCCGAAGGCATTGCCGCGCCATGTCAAGAGCGAAGGGGGGTCCGAACTCGCGACGCAAGTGATCCGCTACGTTTTGGAGTCGAATGACTTCAAAGGCGTCGATCCGTGGTGCCTGCTGCAATCGTGCATCGATGGCGTCGCCGGCGTGCAGCTCGTCCTGACGAAGGACGACGAAGGCCAAGTTGACATCGCCCTGCCTTGGGTGATCGGAGACGAATATTTCTATGACCCTAAGTCCTATCGCGTGGACTTCACCGACCGGCGCTATGAGGGCCTGTCGAAGTGGTTCGACATCGAGGAAGCGATCGAGCTGTTTCCCGATCAGGAAGACAAGCTGCGCGGGCTCATCGAGGGCGACAGCGACCTCACGACGAACGC